TCCAATCCGTCGATTTATCATCGGCCCGCAGATCTTCCAGATTATTAAGCAGGCTCTTATGGATCCTGATATGGAAGAACTACCGACTGATTACACTCAAGGTATTGACTTCCGTCTTAATAAGACTAAGAAAGGCGAGTACGCAGACTACTCAACTTCTACCTGGGCACGTCGTGAACGTCCACTAAGTGATGAGGAAATGCAAGCTGTTAACACTCACGGCTTGTTTAATCTTAATGACTTCTTGCCAGCTAAGCCAGACGAAACTGCGGTAAAGGTTCTTACTGAAATGTTTGAAGCTTCTGTAGACGGCGAAGCATATGATGCGGAAGCGTGGGGAGCTTACTTTAAGGCTCCGGGTGTAGCAACTGGTGATCCAGTAAAATCAGCAGCACCTGCTCCGACACCTGCTCCGACACCTGCTCCTGCTCCGGCAGCAGCACCGGTTACTGAAGCAGCAAGTGATGTACCGTTTGATGTAGACCCTGCTCCAGCAGCAGCGCCTGCTCCAGCAGCTGATGCTTCTGCTAACTCAGCAGACATCTTGGCAATGATCCGTCAACGCCAACAAGGCTAACAAACTATAGTAGAGCCGAGGCGTTCGGCTCTACTTTTCATTACATTAGGAATAACTCATGACGACGAAGGCTTTTGATCCCTCAAAATTTAGAAAAAGTTTAACAAAATCTATTTCAGGTATGAGTTCCGGTTTTAACGATCCTAAAGATTGGATCTCTACTGGTAACTATGCCCTTAACTATCTGCTTAGCGGTGACTTTTACAAAGGCATTCCGCTAGGTAAAGTATCAGTATTCGCTGGCGAATCCGGCGCTGGTAAATCTTATATTGTGTCAGGCAACATTGTAAAGTCTGCGCAAGAAAACGGAATCTTTGTAGTACTAATTGACTCTGAGAACGCACTTGACGAGTCTTGGCTACAAGCGCTTGGTGTTGATACAGGCGATGACAAGATTCTAAAACTTAACATGGCAATGATCGACGACGTTGCTAAAACTATTGCCACCTTTATGGCAGACTATAAAGTAATGCCTGAAGAAGATCGACCAAAGGTACTTTTTGTAGTTGACTCGCTTGGTATGCTTATGTCACCGACTGAACTTAATCAGTTCGAAGCTGGTGATATGAAAGGCGATATGGGCCGTAAAGCAAAAGCACTTAAAGCTCTTGTAACAAACTGTGTTAACATGTTTGGCTCGTACAACGTAGGTATGGTAGTAACTAACCACACTTACGCATCGCAAGATATGTTTGATCCAGACGATAAAATCTCCGGTGGTAGCGGATTTGTATATGCGTCCTCGATGGTCGTTGCTATGAAGAAGCTGAAGCTGAAAGAAGACGCCGACGGTAATAAGACATCGCAAGTACACGGTATTCGAGCTGCTTGTAAAGTTATGAAGACACGTTATGCTAAACCATTCGAAGCAGTCCAGGTTAAGATTCCATACGAGTCTGGCATGGACCCGTACAGTGGTTTGTTTGACATGTTCGAAGCAAAAGGTCTTGTTAAGAAGCAAGGCAATCGTTACTTGTACGTAGACCGTGATGGTAATGAAATCTTAGAATATCGTAAGAATTGGACTGGTGAATTTCTTGATCGTGTAATGTCAGAGTTTCTTTTGAACGAACAGGACAGTATAAATACCGTTGAAGATTTACAAGTCGACGAGGCTATCGAAGCCGAAGTTATTGAAACAGAGTAAGGGGAATATCTGTGGACGAGAATCAAGTTACAGATACTTGGGGTATTTTTAAAGAATACCTTGACAAAAAAAGCATAACCGACGTAGCTGAACGCTACGTCGATTTGCTCGTAGACTATGGTGTTTCTGACGAAACGCTTAAAGACTGCTTAGGCCACGACGACCTTCTAGACGGGGCTATTGAATACTACTTAGATGAAGAAGAAAGCGAAAACGAAGTTAACGAGGATTGGGAATAGATGATTTGGGTAATTGTAGAAGTTTTTACAGGACCAGTTGAATAATGGGATGGTATAGTGAGATATCTCGAGACTTAACTAAGATCCCAGATGCAGTAGCATTCTATAACGACGAGTTAGATAAAGCTAGAGCAGAAGTGAAACTCTATGGTAACATAGAAAAAGCTTCTGCTGCTATGCCTGGTATTGTTGAGTATCGTTTTAATCAGTTACAAGAGCTCGAAGCTATTCTTAATTACTTAAATATAGAACTACGTAAATTACGTAGTAAATTTTTTAAGAAGTACTTAGAAAACTACCAACGAGCGTTAAGTAGTCGCGATGTAGAAAAATACGTCGACGGCGAAGCTGATGTAGTCGACTATGAAAAGCTTGTAAATGAATTTGCGCTTATTCGTAATAACTGGTTAGGCATTCTAAAAGGTCTTGATCAAAAGCAATGGCAAATAACTAACATTGTAAAGTTAAGAGTTGCTGGTATGGAAGACGCAAGTCTATAGTGTATAATAAAGAAATAATTAAACAAAACATTATACACTGGCCCGAGTTAAATATAAATTACTGGGGCATTAATAAATCCGTCATCGAATAATGTACTACAGTTCGATCGTCAGAGACTGTATGAAATATACCAGAATGACTTCCACGCCTTGGGATATGATGTTAAATAGTATATTAAAATATTGATAGGTAAAAATGAAAAGAGTATTTGATTATTGGATGCCCGACACCGACAACCATTTTGAAAGACTAATTACAAAACGTGTTAATAACGGAGGTCCGCCAGAATACCAAGACGACGTAAGAGACGAAGCATATAAGTATGTAACTGACTTTGATGTTGCGGTAGACGCAGGTGCTAATGTAGGACTATGGGCAAAGCCACTAACACAGAAGTTTAATAAAGTAATTGCGTATGAGCCGTTAGAGCAAGTGTATTCTTGCTTAGAAAAAAATGTTGCCGGACTACCAGTTGAAATTCACAAATACGCAGTAGGCAATGATAACACCGTAGTGGAAATGGTGTATGATAGTTCAAACACAGGCGGAAGCTTTGTTAGCGCTGTTGGCTCCGGCAGTATTCAAATCAAACGCATAGACGATTTAGATTTGCCTAAGTTTGGATTATTTAAAATAGACTGCGAGCGACACGAACTTGAAGTTCTCAAAGGTGCAACAGAAACTATTCTAAAATATAAACCTATTATTGTATGCGAGCAGCAGGCAGACACTAACTACTGCGCCGGCGATTATCTAAGATCGTTAGGAGCAACAGAAATTACAAATGTAAGAAAAGATTACATTTTTGGTTGGAACTAATATGGAAAACGTTAACCCATTTAAAATTTTCATTGGCTGGGACAGGCGTGAAGATATTGCTTACCAAGTTGCTAAGAAGAGTATCGAAGATCGTGCTTCGATACCAGTAGAGATTATTCCTCTGAAGCAGCACAAATTAAGAGACACAGGTATATACACTCGTCCTACAGATAAACTAGCAAGTACTGAATTTACTTTTACAAGATATCTAGTACCTTATCTTGCTGACTACGAAGGTTGGGCATTGTTTATTGACTGTGATTTTTTATTCCTAGATGACGTAGCAAAGCTTGTAGAACAGATTGACGATAGCTATGCTATTATGTGTGCGCAGCATCAGTACACTCCTAAGCCAGGTCGAAAGATGGACGGAAAACTCCAAACTATCTACCCAAAGAAAAATTGGTCAAGTATGATGCTGATTAACTGCGAGCATCCGAAAAATATAAATGAACTAACTTTAAATAATGTTAATAATGAAAACCTCAACGGTGCACACTTCCACAGATTTTCTTGGTTGCCAGATAGCAGTATTGGACAAATAAGTCACGAATGGAATTGGTTAGTTGGTTGGTATAATGAGCCAGACGACGGAGCGCCGAAAGCACTCCACTACACAGAAGGTGGGCCGTGGTTTGATAACTACAAGGATTGTGAATACGCAGCTGAATGGAATAGCGTAGCTATTGACTTTTATAAAAGCGAACTTGACCAAAGAAATAGTTCTATACGAGACCTTAGGAATCGTGATGTAACAATATCTGATATTAACTATTCTGATGATATCAAAGCACAAGTGACTGAGTTTACACACAGCTTAGTTGACCCAGAAAATAAATTTTTTAAAAAAAAAGTAAATGAAGATATGAAAAAGAAAAGTAAAGTTGCTGCTATTAACACTAGCGAAATTAACCTAACGCATAAAGGCGAGACGTTAGAATACGACGGTGTGTTATCTTCGCTAGCCTTTGGAAGTAACGGATACATAAGCAGTTGGGAAGACGAAAAAGAATCAGACAACGCACTGATTATTAGAGGTGTAGGTAAAAAATCAAGAGAAGCAATTCAGCATTGCTGGAACACTAACAGAGATTTCTATTACATCGACACTGGATATTTTGGAAATCCTAAACTAAAAATGTATCATAGATTAACTAAAAATAATTTACAGTTTAGTAGTGAGCTTATTGATAGACCAGATGATAGACTAGTGCGCACTAACACTAAAATTAAAAAGCATAACCCTGGGTCAAAAATTTTAATATGTCCGCCCAGTGATAAAGTTATGATGATTTTTGACATGCCTGATGCAAAAACTTGGACACAACATATTGTAGAAGAAATAAAAAAATATACAGACAGGCCGATCGAAGTGAGACTGAAACCTGAGTCACGGACAGAACGACAAAATTCTAATACAATACAAGATGCGTTAGCTGACGCTCATTGCCTTGTAACTTACAATAGTATAGCAGCAACAGAAGCTTTGATAAACGGAGTGCCTGCTATTGCTTTAGGACCTAATGCTGCTTCTATGTTGTGCCCTAACACTTTAGAAAATATCGATAATATAGAATATCCTGATACATCTTTAATATATTCTTATCTTTCAAACTTAGCATACAATCAGTTTACTGAGCGAGAATTACGTAACGGTACTGCTTGGCGAATAGTCAATGAAAGTAATTAGCTATATTAGCACTATTCCTCCTAAAAACAAAAACGAAGAAAAGTTAAATCTATTAACCAACTTTGCTAACGGAGTAACACGCAACGGCGACAAGGGATTAATCCATCGAGGATTTGAGCCTTTGCCCTGTGATGTAGCAATCATTCAAGGCTGGCAGCATGAGCGAGGTAAAACAGCTTCGCACCTAGCGCTTCGTCAACAGCTTATTGATCGTATTCGTAACAAACATGTAATTACTGCTGACAGTAATTTATTTTTGTATGCCAACGCAACTAACAAGCCACATCATTATCTTCGTTACAGTATAAACGGAATCTTTCCTACTACTGGTAATTACTGCGACGATCGTATTAATCCAAAACGTTGGGAACAAATTAGTCGCGACTGTAACATACAGCTTAGTGATATGAAACACAAAGGCAAGCATATTGTACTGTGTTGCCAGCGTGACGGCGGTTGGAGTATGGGCAACAGTTCAGTAATGCAATGGGCAATCAACTGTATTATCGAACTTAGAAAACACACCG